CTAAATTTGGATTACTACAGGAAGTGGAGTCAATAGATGATAAAGATATGGCACAAGCGAGAAATATTGCTCAAAACAAATTGAAAGAATTAAATAGGATAGGAGAAGATATATCAATAACGTTATTAGGAGACGATAATGTTAGAGCTGGCAGAATATTAGAAATAGATAATGATATGTTTAATTTGAAGGGGCAATATCTAGTTAAGGATTGCACTCACATGTACCAAAATAGGATTCATACCATGGATCTTACATTAGAGGAAGTGATATAAATGTGGGATGTAGGGTTAGCGAAGATGTTTAAAGAAAGAGATAAATCAAATAATATAGGTCCTTGCGTAGGTAAAGTAGTAGGTGTAGATCCTCTAAAAATATCTATTTTAGATGGGAATATTGTATTGCAAGAGAATCAATTATATATTACTGAAGGATTATTGAAAAAAGAGTATAAGCTTGAATTAACGGCTGGTGATGATATAGGAGATATTGCTATAACTTCAAAGCCCTCTAATCCTCTAATTTCAATCAATATAAGCGACAAAGATAAAACTAAATTAACTTTGCATTTTGAATTAAAAGTAGGGGATGAAGTATTATTAGTACCTGCTGAAAATGAGCAGGTATTTTTTATAGTCGACAAGGTGCATAAGGTAGGTGATTAGATGTTTCCTACACTTGATTTAGACAATGTCATAGAGAAAATGGAGCAGGAAGAAAGACAAATACAAGGCAAAACTTTTTTATATGATTTTGAAAAGGGCGATTTTGTAGTAAAAGATGGCCGGTTAGTAGAAGTTAGTGGGAAAGAAGCAATTAAGGTTTGGATAGAGAAAATTTTAAAAACTGAAAAGTTTAAATTTGAAATATACAAGGAAGACGAAGGAATTGACGAGTACGGAACGACCATAAAGGACCTAATTCAGGGGAGAAAGCTTCCACAGTTTTTTCTACAAAGTGAGTTGAGAAGGGAAATAGAAGAAGCTTTACAAAAGCATGTTGAAATAGATAGAGTAGAAGATTTTAGGACAGAGCAGAACTTCGCAACATTAAAAATATACTTTACAGTAATATTAAAAAATGGAGAAACCTTCGGCCAGGAGGTGAGTTTCTAATTGGAAGATAGAAAAACAATACATGATAGAATGTTGAAAAATATAAGTGATGAATTTGACAAAAGTGAAGGCTCTTTTTTTTATGATGCTACAAAACCAGCAGCAATTGAATTTGAAAGAAAGAATAAAGAGATACAGGAAGTAGCCAATAAACTAGATGTAGAAAACCTTGAAGGTGAAGAACTTGAAAGGTTTGTATATCAAAGAACGGGAATTACAAGAAAGACAGCTACTAAAGCAACTACTACAGTAATAATATCTGGTCAAGAAGGAGCTAGAATTTCTAAAGGTGATCTTGTAGCTTCAGATACTATTAATTTTATATCACTTGAAAATAAAACTATAGATTCTTCTGGTGAACTGACAGTATTAGTTGAGTGTGAAGTAGCTGGAACTATAGGCAATGTACCCGCAGGAGCTATAAAATATTTTCCAGTATCTATTCCAGGTGTAGTTGACGTATATAACCCAGAGGCAGTTACAAATGGCTATGATCCTGAAACTGATGATGAATTGAGGAAAAGATACTATGAAAAACTTCAACGACCAGCCAAAGCAGGTAATAAATATCATTATGAACAATGGGCTAAGGAGGTTGTAGGGGTCGGTGGTGTTAGAGTAGTACCTAGATGGAATGGTCCACTTACAGTAAAAGTAATAATAATTGATTCTAATGGACAACCAGCAAGCCAAGAACTAATTGATAATGTATTTAACCACATAGAAGCAGAAAGACCATTCGGGGCTGATGTTACAGTTGTATCAGCTGAACCTGTAGAAATTAATATATCGGTTGATTTGGTATTAGCAGATGGTTATACTGAACAACAGGTTAAAGAATATATAAGTAAAAACATATCAGAATACTTAAAATCAATAGCATTTAAAATAAATTATGTGAGTTATGCACAAATAGGAAGTATTATTTTAGATACAGAAGGGGTACTAGATTATTCTAATTTACAAATTAATGGAGGAATATCAAATATACCTATAGGTGATGAAGAAGTAGCTATAATGGGGGTGATTGAATGAATCACATGACAACTTATTTGAAGAATAAAATTTTGAGCGATAACCTACAGAATGTTTTTGTAGGTCTTTTTAATGAAGAAAACGAAGTTGCTACAGCTAGTTACAAAAGACAACCAGCAACATTTACAACTCCAGAAGAAGGCCAAACATCAAATAAAGCAGATATACTTTTCCCAATAGCAGAAGAAAACTGGGGGAGCATAACTCACATTGGAATATTTGATAGTGTTACAGGAGGAAATTTACTCTTTAAAGCCCCAGCGGAATTTGTAAAAACCATAGATGTTTCATCTCAATACAAAATCCCTAAAAACTACTTGATAATAAGGATTAGGTGATTGTATGGATATAAAACGCAGATGGGATGAAGTAAATACCTTAACGTGGGATGATATTGGCTTGTATCAATGGGGAAAACTTGTTTTGGCATTTATGGGAGCAAATAGTGAAGTAGAAGTGCAAGGTGTAAGGGTAAAACATTCACCAACAATAATAAGAGCCATTACTGAAATGATAGTAAATATTGTAGTATCTGAAAGAGATTATAAATCAACTATGATTGAATACCTTCCTTGGTACGAAAGAAAATCTGTAATATTTGATGCAATATTAAACGCTTATGATAAAGAATTTAGAAAGTTAGAACAAGATTTTCAGGTAGTAGAAAGAAATGTATTTTTAGATACAGCAATAGAATCATTAAATTTGCATGAAAGAGATCTAGGCATACAAAATGTATCTAAATTAAGATATGACCAAAGACGAGAACAGATTTCTTCTCGATATAGGTCAAGCTTTGATCAGACAACTGAAGAAACCATAAAATCAGTTGCCATGGCTTTTAGTAATGGTGAAGTAGAAATTAATAAAACTGATATTCCTGGACTATATGAGATTAAGTTTGTAGGTATTAAAGGTATTCCTAATAATCTAGAGGGGCTAAAAAAAGCTTTGGATATAATTATTCCTGCTCATTTAGCACTAACATATACATTCACTTATAATGTATGGGATTTTGTAAGTAAGTTGACATGGGGAGATTGCTTAGATAAGACCTGGGATGAATTAAGAACATGGAATGAGGTGAGTTAATGAAATATACAGAAAAATTAAAGCTAAAAAAACCCGAATTGACTGATAATGTTAATATTGGAGATTTGAACGACAATATGGATATTCTTGATGAAGAAGTGGGAAATCTCAAAGAAGGTTCTGCTACTATAGAAGAATTACAAACATCTAATAAAACCCTAGCAGGGGCAATTAATGAGCTAAAAGACGAAGTAAACAGTAAAGAAAGTCCATCAGGTGCTCAAGCCAAAGCTAACGCAGCCTTAAATGCTGCCAAACAATATACTGATGAAGAAGTAGGAAAGATTGCTGATGACTTAGATGCACATAAGGCAGAAAATGTTCAACAATTCGACGAAATATATAACCGACTGAACGGATTAAAGAGCAACGACATTCAGGCAAGGAGGGAAATTCTTGACATAAAATTAAAACTCGACGAAATGGAAGTTGTAGACTATCTTAATAAAACAGGTATAGGCTTCTATGATTTATTTGAGAACACTGAGTACATTGACATATCAAACACTACAGCAACAGTGGATACTACATCAGCAGATGTAATTTTTACGGGGCAAGAATCCTTAAAAATGTTACCGCAGAAATTTGATGAAAGCATCAACAATATTGAGCTTGCAATATATGACATAGATAGAGAGAGCTATCAGGTAGACAATTCAGTTAGCAACAGCACTCAAATACAGATTACAATTCAGCCAGGTGGAATAAGTATCGGCGATAAATATTATTACAATGGTGAAGTTTACGAAGTAACAGGAGTTAGTGAGGCATAATATGAACAATACTGATAATGAGCTTATGGTACTCATCAAGACAAAAGATTTGATAGATTATTCATTAACCATGACAGATAACACAAAACGTTATCCAAAGAAAGTAAGATTTACATTTGTAAATAGAATACAAGACTTGGTTTTAAATATATATAAGAATATATCCAAAACGAATGAATTACCTATAAATAAAAGGAAATCGATGCAAATAGATATACTAAGCGATATTAATGTGCTATTGTTTTTAATTGAATTAAGCCTAAAAAGAAATTATATTAGCGAAAGACAATGTGAAATATGGACTAAAAAGGCATTAGATGTAAAATATTTAACTGCTGCATGGATGAAGAAAACTAAATAGTTTCTAAGGGTATTTTCTGCAAACTCCGAACGCCTCCAACTCGAGGAACGTGCGTAACGTGAACTCCGACGGTTCTAGGAACAACAACAACGCGTATAACGGTAACAACGGCGTTCGCCAGCTTTGGTGTAGCACTCGGACTGAGTAGGCTTTATAAGCTGAAAACAGAAGAACATCAACAAAGGAGAAAATATCCTTCCCTAGAAGAAAGGGTAAAAATACGCCTGCTGATGCTGATAGTTTGGACACGATCTAAAGGCTATATACAGCAGGGTTTTTATTTTAAGAAGGACGGAGGCGTTATGACAGAGGTTTTTACATTTGAGAATTTATACAATGCCTATTTATATACAAGAAAAGGGAAAAGAGACAAAAGATGTGTTGCGAGATATGAAAATAATGCACTAGAAATGACAATGATATTAGCAGAAAAATTACAGAGTAAAACATATCAGTTAGGAGATTATTATGAATTTAAGATATATGAGCCTAAAGAAAGAATAATCAAAGCTCCACCATTCAGAGATAGAGTTGTTCAAAGGTGTTTATGTGAACAAGCATTAGAACCTGCAATAGAGAAGCACTTAATATACGACACTTATGCCTGCAGGAGAGGCAAAGGCACTCATGCTGCACTAGATAGAGCGGAAGAATTCATGAAGAAGTTTTGGCGACGAAATGATTTGAATGGCTGGATAATTAAAGGAGATATATCAAAGTATTTCTATTCTATCTCGCATGAAATATTAAAGAAAAACTTATATCCACTTTTAAAGGAATACGACGTTTGGTGGCTGATAATCAAAATTTTAAATAGTGCAGATAATCCTGGCTTACCTTTAGGCAACCAATCTAGCCAATGGTTTGCTAATTTTTATTTAAGTAATTTTGACCATTATGTCAAAGAGGTGTTAAGAGTAAAATACTATATTCGTTATATGGATGATTGGATTGCTCTAGTTGAAACAAAGGATAAAGCTAAATATATATTAGAAAAGATGAAAGAGTATTTATGGGAAGAGTTACGGTTAGAAACAAACAAGAAAACGCAAATATTTCCTTTAAAGAATGGAGTTGATTTTCTAGGTTTCCACTTGTATATAACTGATACAGGCAAAGTTATAAGAAAAATTCGCAGAGATAGCAAAGAAAGGATGAAGAGAAAATTAAAAGCATTTAAAGTTAAATACGAGCTAGGATTAATTAGCAAAGAAGAGATAGATAGGAGTTATGAGAGTTGGAAAGGCCATGCTAGGCATGGTAGTTGTTACCGTCTAATTCAAAGTATGGATAAGCTATACAATGATATTTTTGAAGGAGATGGTAGAGATGGCACAGCCTATTAGCAATTTACCTATAGGTAGTAAAATCAAATTTGGAAGATATCAAGTAGAATCAGAACCACATCAACCAATTGTATGGTTAATTGCAGCAAAAAATCATATAGGATATCCTGCTAATTCTATAACTCTAATTACAGAAAAAATAATAGACCTAAGAGGTTTCGATGCTAAAGAACCTTCCAATAGCGATTCTGATAGGCAGAGATATGGGAATAACAGATATAGAGACAGTAACATCAGACAATGGTTGAACAAAGCAGGGTTAAATTGGTATGTCAAAACTCATACTGCTGACGAACCTCCAACTGATGATGGCATGTCTCAGCCTACTGGATATGATAATAAAGAAGGGTTTTTAAGCAGTTTTACAGAAGATGAATTAAATATTATATTAGATACTACCTTAACTGTTGCTAGAAATACAGTTACAGACGGTGGTGGTAGTGAAACGGTAGTGGACAAAATATTCCTAGCTAGCAGTACAGAAGTGGGTTTTGAGAATGAAAATGGGATAGCAGAAGGAAGTTTATTGCCTTTATTTAGTGATGATGCGAGTAGAATTGCGTATGTAACCCAACAATGTTTTAATAATACGAAGTCTGGGAGCAAACCTTCTTCTATAAGTAATGGGTGGTATTGGTGGTTAAGAACTCCGAACGCCTCCCTCTCGAGGCACGTGCGTAACGTGTACTCCGACGGTTCTAGGGACAACGACAACGCGTATTACGGTAATCACTGCGTTCGCCCGCTTTGTAATCTGAAATCTGATATCTTGGTATCTGATTTACCTGATGAAGATGGTTGTTATAATATAATCTTCGCAGTACCACACATCATAACACTCAACAAAGCTATTACTATTAACGCTGGAGAAGAAATAGAAAAAGTAAAATTTAATCCTAAAATCAATG